CTTGAATGCCGATCGTGCGAAGGTTAGCGCGTCCGATGAGGCCGCCCGTTGCCGCCGTCGCAGTTTCGAATTCAATCAAACGATCCCACAGACGCTCGATGACAGACTCGTCCCACATCATCTCTGTGATCGCTTGGAAGAAGGGGAGCTTGTGGCCGCCCATACGGAAGCAACGCGTGTGGTGCACTCGCACCCGTCCGTAGGAGTTTGGGCCACCTGCCGTCTGACCCGTCATCTTGGCTTCGATCCCAGCGTTATGCTGAGACGCGCCGCCTGGGACTTGGGACGGCTCATTCATATTGTTGCCAAGAACGATGTCATAAAAAGCAGGCAGCCCAATGTTTGGCCCACTCTCGATGATCTCGGAGAGTACGGGGTTTAGTTGCCATCGATCGTAAACAGCGATGCCTTTGAACTGGCCTTTCGCTACCGTCTCGGGATCGAGAGGCGTCTCAAGATCTTGCCCGTCGATCTGAAGCACACCGATCGCTCCGCCATACAGGCGTCCCCATTTCGTGGTGTCAGAAATCGACTGCCAGATCTGCAGTCGAGAGAATAGCACTTTAAAATCCTGAAGCTTCTCGGAGCCATCATTCGTCGTGATGATGATCCCGGCTTTCGTCATATCCTCAGCCACGCAATCCACCACGCGCCCCGTGATCCAAGATCCGCGATAGGCTGCCTCGAGCAGGATTCGATTCCTCGTGATGAGGTTGAAACGAAACGTGCCGTCGCTAATGACGTTGTTCGCTTCTCCAGTTGCCGCCTCTCCCTGACTCGCAACGCCCAAGCGCATCGCGAAGTTTCTGAACCCATCAGCTGTCTTCACAGACTGCTTGAGCAGCGGAGAATTCAAAAGCGGGTTGAAGATAGGATTCTCTTTGTTGTCTTCGTTTTTCATTTTTGCTTTCCTAAGCTAGACCATACTTCCAATTTATTTTTACTCGACAGCATCTCATCCACGGCGTCAACCAAAACGTCTACCTGATCGTCAAAAGGATGTGTGTCATCCGCCGTGAACGCTTCACACTCCTCGATAAAATCACTCGTGAATGGTGCTTCCTCAGGAACATGCACCATTCCTTGCTCTATGTAGCCCTGCACATCCATCACTCGCGTGAGCTTATCTTTGTTGCGCTCCACGGGATGGACGGGGATGAACCCGCCGAGCGTTTTTATTTTCTGAATAAGCCCTGTGCCAGATGCCTTGTCTTCAATGAAAAGTTTTCTGAGCTGCCCCGCCCAAACATCCACACCAGGTGGAGGAATCAGATACGCCGGAAGCCACGCATCGCTTGAGTGCTTTGCCCAAAACGCAAGCACTCGACGCTCGAGCTCTGGTGCTTCCCACTTGCCTCGAATGAGATCGAGAAGGTAAAGGCCACCTTCCGCGCCAAGACCGAAGCACGCAAACACGCTGTAATCGTTTCGCTCTTTTGTCTTCTGAGCCGTGTCGCCAATGATCACTCGATATTTTAGCTTCGGTAAATGCCGGTAGCGCTTAAACCAATCTCCACGCAGAAGATTCCCGCCGATCGCGCGAGGCTGTTGCTGATACTGGCTCGAGAACACGTGGCGCGAGATGCGCGATCCATCCGCGCTCGCCATGATGCCGTCTTCCATCGCGAGCAGATCCTGGATGGGCTCTTTGTAAGGCCAGTAACTGAATCGATCAGGCGAGTCTCGTTCGATCATCTGGCGATACTTCTCAGGCAGCTGCGACACGTACTCACTGTCAAGCACTGCCGGGATCGTGATGTGCTTCCACTCTCCTCCAAGCGTTGGTGATCGCACGACCCGCTCAGGCGTCACCTTCTCAGGCTTTCCAACGATGAAGCCCGTCGGATCCTCTTCCGCGATTCGCTGCATGATGACGATGATGGGAGTGTCGGGATTTGCTCGACGAGATTTCACGGTGGACACAAGATCTCTGTTTGCTGCTGTAATCTTAGGTTTAGAGAAAGCGTCTTTGGGCTTCAACGGATCATCGATGATGATCGCGCCCTGGAAGCCCTCACGCATATGCCCTGCTCGAAAGCCTGTGATCTGTCCGCCGAGAGACGTCGCGTAGACGCCGCCTGTCTTCTTTCCGAACACCTGCACGTTCCAACGCTTCTTAGCTTTCGAGTCTTCCGCGATCGCAAGAGGCCAGAGAGCTTGAAACTCCTCCAAGCACACGATGTCTCGAGTCACCTGTGAATTGAGAAGCGCGAGATCGTCCGAATACGACAGATGCAAAAACCGACACCAATGATTTTTAGCCAGTGCCCACGCCATGAAGTTGATGACGACGAGCTCTGTCTTCGTCCCGCCTGGTGCGACGTTCACGATGAGATTTTTTGTTTCCCCGCTCCACACTTTTTCTAGCTCATCAGCCAGGTAATGGTGATGCCAGTTGAGCCTGAAGGAGTTCCCTTGCCTCACTTTGAAATTCAAACGTGTGAAGAACAGCAGCGAGTCTTCGCACATTTTCTTCGTGAGGAGCTCGAGCACTGTGAGAGTGCGGGGCTCAGAGCTTTCGCTTAAGAATTTCGGCGGCTTCCTCAATCTGAGCTGCTGAAGCGGTGACGATTGTTTCATTTTTTGTCTCGAGCACGTCCGTCCATAGTTTCTTGTTCTTTCCTAGAAGCTCAAGCGGCTTTGGCTTATCCCAAAGCTTCACCTTTTTGATCTCACCGATTTTCTCGCCCGTGTAGGGCGCGAATAGTTCCTTGATCTCGATCGACGACACGCAGAGCGCGATGCTGTCAGGCCACTGTGTTGTGGGGAGAAAACATTGAGTCACGGGATCGATGATCTCACGCACGTCACTCGTGCCGAGATCCATCACCTTCTGCAAAATCTCATCACCCTCGAGCAGCACGCGCTTCTTCCGCTCGCTCAGTATTTGTCTGATGCGATGCTGGATTCCAGGTTTTTCCAGGAGCTCCACAGCGCTCTGTCCTGCTGATTTGTACGTGCTCTCTGGATACACAGCCATGTATGCGCGGACAGCGTTGAAGTCTTTCGCAAACTCGAGACAAAACATCTCGTGCGCTTCTTTGGATGCGAAACGTTTTACCGCGCCTTGAAGCTGTGGAGGAACAGCTCTGCGTGGGGAAGCTTCTTGCTTTGATTTTTTCTTTGGCTTCTTTGCCATACCGTTCCTTTAAGGCTAAGAGGAAGCGGCAAAGAATTCAAATTGTCAAGCTTCAGGCACCACGACGCTTTTGCAAAGCAACGCGAAACAGGTACGCGCCGAGCATCCCGGAAAGTGGATAACGTAGCGGCATGTTTGCGATAGCGAACATTCCATAGCCTGCAACTGAGGCGATGAGCCATGCGCGATCTCGAGCGCGATACAGCGCATCAAAAAACAAGTAGAGAGTCACCAGAAAACCGGCTAACCCAAACTCGAATGCTATTTGGAACCACTCCGAGTGAGCCCACGTGAAAGAACCCTTAGTAAGGGTGGGGCCAATCAAAAAGAAAGATCCCATCCCCGCACCGAAAATTGGCTCGACGAAATCTTTGAAGTAACTCCATGACTGCGCCCACACGTAAGACCTTCCGCTTGTGTGGAAAAAATCAAAACCTTTCGCGCTAACACCTATAATCACGGTGAGTGGTGCGATAGCAGCGACGATCCACCACCTCAGCGATGAGCGCATCGTGAGAAAAATCTCAGCCATGCAAACAAAACCTAAAAGGGCAATCGGCTGAGAGCGCATCGTGAGAAGTGCCGAGAGAGCCACTAAAATCTTGAGCGCTAATTCTCGACGAGTGTTTTTAAATAGCGGCACACAACATGCGGCGAAACAGCCGCTCATGCTTCCATTCATAAGAACCCCCCAAGGGGTTTCGTACATCCAAGTTTTGGGGAGCCATGGAGCTGCGCAGAAATGAGCCATGATCATCGCTGCGTTTAAAAGAGCTACCGCTCGAAAAAATTTTCTCTGGATCTCAAGTGGGAGCAACATCGCTGAGAGAAGAGTGAAAGACAGTGAGAAAAAAGCACTCAGCGTAGACTGGTTGAAAAGCTGAAAAACAGGATCGCTCGGAAAAAAATTCATCTGCGGAAGAAGGGAGATGGTGGCTGTGCCCATGAAAAACGTGAACGCCACTAAAGCGCTTTCATGCATACGCCTACCGACGTGATAGCTCAGACCGATCGCAACACAGAGCCAAGAGATACACCAAGAAATGCCGAGCCAATTAGTCACGTTCTAATCCTTATTTCGGCTTAAGCTTTGCTCCGCAAGTGGGGCATTCTAACGCTTTCACCGCTTTGGCCAGAGCGTTGCGCAGAATTTCATTTAAGTCTAGTCCCAGCAGCTTTGCTTTTTCGAGATGATCCTCAGGAGCTCGAAACGTGTGGTGCCTCATTGGGTGCTCAGCCATTACGACGCTCGCTTGCTTCGAAAGATTTGTTTAAATCCGCTTCCATAGATCTTTTATTTCTCAAGCGTGCAGTCAGCACGAGTGCCACAGTTAGAAAACACATGCCAATGATTGCGCTCATTTCTTTTTCCGATCGCTCAACGTTTCGCTCTCGTCAAGAGGCTGCGCGGGCGCGTGAATATCTGCGTCCTGTTCCGCGACGAGAATCTCCGTCACCTGCTCTACACGTTCTT